ACACAATGATACAGATATTTGTTGGATAAACTATCAACCAATGAGAATGGCAGACTATGAAACAACTCAATATGATTAACTGACTGGATCTTAGCAGGTCAGATAGCAATAAATCCACAAGCAATAGCTCGATTAGTAGGAAAGAAAGTCGCAGAATCTAATTGGTTTAGAAGTGGTGTAGTAAAAGTATTAAATAAACTATCCTCACATAAGACAAAATGAGAGTTGACTTTAGATTTGTGAAGAATACAACAAATACAAGATCAGAAATGATTAAACAACTTTTTATGACTTCCATACAATAAAGATGTTAATATTACTTCTCTTGATTTGAATAACACTAGTAGCAATAAATGAGCGATAGCATGAACTAATGTCGCAGTTCCACCAAAAGCAAGATTAAATACGCCTATGATCAAAAAGAATACATATACAGCAAAAGGACCTTGAACAACAAAGGCAAACACTATTGATCCAATAGAACTAATTAAGAAACAACAAGCAGATAAGAAAATCCTAGAACAGAAAACAATCTCAGATAAACTAAAATCACTTGAGTCAGATCCAAACCTACAAAAAACAATATTTAACGATAATGTAAAAAAATGAATGCAGACTCAATATTGACTGATAGATAAGGTTGTTTTCGATAGGGGCAGAGAGACATATGAGGTGTGAGGTAAAACATACAAATACTGAGAGATTGATATATTCAAACCAAAAGAAGCACCACAGCTGGTAGTTGCTAAGAAATACACAGCAGAGCAAGAACTAAAACTCGACTCATTAAAGCTATATAAAAAACAATGACAACGTAAATGGTCATATCTACAAGAACTGATGTGAGGTAAATCATTTGACGATCTTACTCCAAAACAAGTAGATGATTACTTTGAACTAGTGAATAAGAGGAAACGAACAGACGAGGCAATGAATAAACTAGCAGATTATACTAAACCACCAGTAGAACCGCTCGTTTCAGCGCCTAAAAAGACTGTAAGCGATGTTATTAAGCCAAAGGGTACAATTGTGCCTAAAGCAAGTGAAACGAAGCCTACAGTAACGACGAAAGTCAGACCTCAAGACATTATCAAGCCTAAAGATTTGCCTAAAGCAAGTGACAAGGGTATAATGGAGAAAATATCTCCTAAACCATCTGAAATGAAAAGTAATATTGATGTTAAGTTGTCCTGAATATCACAAAGGCTATATAATGTTCAATGAGATAAAATGATATTAAATCATATTACCACATCTCCAATTATAAAGAAAGTATCAGATGTAAAATGATTCTATAATGCAGACCAACTTATAGACTGAGCTTGATCAACAATAGTAATTGTAACAGATCTTAAATGAAAGGGTAGGGGATATTACAACTGAGATCATATTGCTATTGATACTAAAGTATTTAATTGAGATAAAACAATAAGAGACCAAGTATTAAGGCACGAACTAGAACACGTAGCACAAGAAAAAAGATGAGAAACTTCACGAGAAAAACCATCATTAAAACCATGACAAAAATGATATGCAGAACAACCAAGTGAAATATGAGCAAGAAAAGCAGCAGGTCAGACTCCTCAATCACCTGAAATGACTAAACTATCTATTGATACTAAGAAATACAAAACAGCTGATGAGTTTATACAATATCGAAAGTGAGAATCAATAAACAATATAATCTTAAGACATGATGCAAAACTAAACGAATTGGAAGATAAAAAGGACAATTTGATCTTTGCCAAAAAAAAAATAGATAGTAAAGAATATAAAGACCTCACAAGAAAACGAGACGAAAGGATGAGAGAAATATATATTGATTGACTACCATTGTTTCAAGCTGCGACAGAATCCCAACTACGTAAGATCCGAGAAGATGCAAACAAGAAGAAAACTATTCAAGACATTATAAACAAAAAATAATGACTCTAAAAGAACAAGCTTATAAAGAACTAGCCATAAGAAGACTTGAGGAGATACACGCCCCACAAAGGGAGTCGCTTCTTGAGTTTATTCAATTATATTTTAAGAATGAAAAACCAAAAGGAATAGTTAACTTTCACGTTTCACCTTTTCATAAAGTAATAGCAGATAGGCTAGAAAAGGTAATCAAATGAGAGATTACAAGGCTAATCATAAACATACCTCCATGACACTGAAAGACAGAGCTAATAACTAAGAGCTTCCCAGTACATGCAATGTGAAACAATCCTTATCTACAAGTAATAGCAACATGATACTCCACGACACTTACTCAATGATTTTCAAGCGAAGCAAAAGATTACTACAAATCAGATACATTTAAGTCTGTATTCCCAAGAAGCAATGGCATAGACAAATCACAAGACACAAAAGAACACTGGAAGACATCTGAATGATGAGCATATTATGCAACATGATTTGATTGATCAATTACTGGTAAAAGATCTAATATATTTATAATAGATGATCCAATCAAACCAAAAGAAGCAGACAGGTCAGACGTTATTAGAGATTGAGTAAATAACCTATTTTTAACAACAGTACCCAGTAGGCTATTTGATCCAGCGAAAGATGCAATTATTATCATAATGCAGAGAACACACGATAATGATCTATGTTGATACTTAATAGATAGAATGACAAATGGTTGATCCAAGTACGAAATAATTAGTATGCCAGCAATAGCTGAACATGACGAAGTATGGGAGACTGAAAAATATTGAACTATTACTAGAGCAAAAGGCGAAGCATTAGATGAGAATAGATTTTCATTGTCAACACTAGAAATACTAAAAAACGATATGATGAATTGAGAGTGATGAATGTCCGCACGATCTACCCAATATCAACAAGAGCCAGTCAACAAGGAAACACAAGAGTTCCATGAGGAATGGTTTAAGTATCATTGAGAGTGAACAGAGAATAAAACACCAACATCATTAAGGATATTTACATCAGTAGATCCAGCGTTTAAAAAGTGACAACACAATGATCAGACAAGTATAATCACTGTTTGACTTTCATCAGACCAAGTATATATATTAGAATATACGGCAGGTAAGTATTCGGCTGTTGAGTTACAAGACAAAATAATCTATCATGTACAGAAATGGAATCCAGAGAAAGTAGGTATTGAGGCTTTTCAAGCACAAACTATGATCGCACAGCATCTTAGACTAGAGTTGCAGAGAAGAAATATCTATGCAAGTATAGACGAAATAAGCCAAACAGGTGATAAGCTAACTAAGATCAGAAGATTGATCGCACCGTACAGAAGAGGACAGATATTTCATAAGCACTGAATGGATGAGCTAGAGCTAGAACTCAAGAGATTTCCAAGAGGTAAGCATGACGATATTATTGACTCACTGCAAATGGTATACGATATGATAAACCTGACACCATGAACAAAAGTAGAAACAACACTAAAATTTTCCTATGACAGTAATGGTTTACCTACACTAATATGAAACTAACCCCAGAAAAACAAAACGATATTGCTAAACACGTAGAAGATACCTATAATGATTATAGTGATCGTCTTACTCCACGAAAAGAAAGGATGTTGTATATATTGGAAGAGTACTCAACATTTAGAACACCTACTAGTGATAAATGGACTCCAGATTTTAAGGTCAACAAAGCCCACGAAATTGTGCAAAAAGCAACAGCAAAGATAATGTCTTGATCTCCTGCTTGGATAGTATCTAGTACTAACAAGGACATCGAAGATGAGGCAAAACAGAAATCAGAAGAAGATGCAGCATTAGGTATCAAAGCATATCTCACAAAAATATACAAAAAACAAGATACGATTGAGACAGCTGAGCTAGTAGCTAAAGCTTTTTGTATTTATGGACTATGTCTATCAAAAATATCATATAAGTACAAATTATCAAGAAATAAAGGTAAAAAAGAAGAAATCACTGAAACAGATGATGGAGAATACACAGACATAGTAGACTCAGTAGACGAAGAAGTATCTGACTCATACCCTTGTATTGATATTAAGTCGTGGAGTGATATATATTTCGATCCAAGATACACCAGACTGGAAGACTTCCCTTGTATCATAGAGACAAATAATAAAATTAGATTATCGTACTTCACCAAAAGCCCTGAGAGGTTTATGAATATTGAGGAACTTGTACAGTGTTGTACGGCATCAAGCGATAAATCTTCAGATGAAAGATGATACAGATCTCAGATAGAGTCTATACTAGGTATAACCTGAGTAGACAATCCAAGTAAATTCAACGCAAGATCACTAGACATTAAATGTTATTACGGATATTACGACCTTACTAAAAAAGAAGACCAAAGCTGAGAAAAACTATATGAATTTTGGGTGGTAAACAATCTAGTAATAGTATATGCGGAAGAAATAACACATATTCCATTTGAGGATGCGAGATGTAGTTACGATACAGAGTCATTTCTAGCAGTAGGACTAGTAGAGCCTATGCTAGGACTTCAGAAAGAGATGAACTTCCAAAAGACAAGTGCAGCTAAGTATATCAATCAAGCAATTACTAGACAGTTTGTACGAAGTCCACAAAGTGGAGTTAATCCATCTACACTTAATGATCCTATCATACTAGCATCAAATGGTGGAGCAGCAGCACAAGAAAACTTGTATGAGCTACCACATAGACAGTTGTCGTCTGATTACTTTGGCAATCTACAAGATCAAGAGAGACAGATACAAGCAGTAACTTTCTCAGTAGATACGGCTAATACTAAATCTACATGAGCGTTAACTAATACGGCAACTGGTGCAAAGATTGATTATGCTGAAAGCAATGTAGTATCAGATGCACATAAGAGGCATTTCGAACAGTGGTTTATTAGGTCAGCCTATAAAATACTACAAGTCGCAGCAGACAAGATGGAATGAATTATTAGTATTAAGCTAGAAGATTGAAGAGTTGTGGATATGAGAAAAGAAACTTTTATAAGCGCAGCAAATAGATTCAACATTAGTATTGAGATATGATCCACTTGATGGGATAGCCAACAGAGCAAAAGAGATGACGCAGCAGCAGTAGCAAACATTGCATGAGTATATATGGGGATGTGATTCCAGTGATTTGACCTCGAATATCTAGCAAAGCAAAATCTTTGACTATTTGAGCAGATAGATGTCAAGAAACTTATTAAGCCACAGATACCTATGTGAGAATTGTGATGATTGATGTGACAACAACAATTACCACAACCACCAGTATAAATCTTTATTGCTGATAACATAACCAAATGTCATTGAAAGTATTTAAGAGCGTAAAAGCACTAATGAAAAAGATAACTGGGCAAAAGGATCAGTCAGGTTATTATAAAAGTCAGGTCGGTGCATTCACAAAACTTAAATCACTTAATGAGTTTGCTTATGTTATCAGCTATCGAGAACTTGAAGCAGATAAATCAATAAATATGCTAGCCAATAAAGAGTGTGCAAACATTCCGTATCGACAAGCTAATTATAATTGTGCTATCTGATTCTTGAACTTTTTAGATAACATAACCTCTGAGGAGGTCATTTAACATTAAAACCCCAGCAAAATGGCAACAACCAATTGAACAACTGACGAAAGTCTGACTCAGGAGGACTGACAAACGCTATACGAAGTAAACGGCGAGCAGTTAACACTTGATGAACTACAGAGCGGTTACATGAGACAATCAGACTACACTCGTAAAACACAAGAGTTAAAGAAGAGCGAACCGAGAGAAGAAGAAGATGAATCACGAGTACCAGTAGTAGAAGCTAAAATGCAACCATATATCGATAGTATCGTAGCAAAAAGACTGGCAGAAAGAGAGTTCGACAACGATGTATTATCTAGTCCAGAACTTAAACAATACGAGAAAGCAATTAGAAAACTAGTAGAACAGACTTGAATGTCTCCATATGATGTTATCGATGACTATTGATTTGGTAAATCAGAGAAGTTAAAGAAAGCAAAAGAATCAAGACTACTCTGAGACAGAGATTACGGCACATGACCTAAGTCTATATGAACTATGTCAGATGACGAAGTCGATGAATATATCAGCAAGAACTCAAAGATGGACAAATATAGAGTATCAGGGACATAATACCCTTTTAACTTAAAAACAATTTAACCAATGGCTAATTCAGTACAACCAACTTTTCCAGAGATCTGGGCAAAGAAAATGCAGATGACTTTCAAAAAGGAGAATCAAGCAGAGAAATTTGCTGACACTTCTTATAGTTCATCTCTAAGATCAGGAGATGTTCTCCACAGACAATTTGGTAATATCGATCCTAATGGTGCTCCAGGAGTACACGTAAGAGGTGCAGATATTGCTGAATCTTTCTACACAGCAAGCGATGAGACTATGTCTATTGACTTTCAGTTCTCGACTCGTTTCTTTGTTGAAAAATTCGACGAGATTCAATCAGATATTTCACTTGCAGGTTACTACGGTGAACAGTTTGGAGCACAAATGAAAGGTCAAATAGACCTTACTGTATTTGGCGAAACACTAAACTCAGCTTCAGTTGTAGATGCAGGAGATCTTGGTGGTACAGGTGGACAAGGTATCTCACTATCTAGTTCTAATGTAATCAATGTTGTTGCAGCAGTAAGAAAGAAATTCAAGAAACTTAATGTTTCTACTGATAACATGAAGGGTGCAATCTCTCCAGAGTTCGTAGAATTCTTGACACTATATGGTGCACAAAGAGATACATCAATGGGTGACGATGTAAACCGCAGAGGGTTCTTCGGTAAGTTCAGTGGTGTTGATCTTTATGAGACCAACAATACTACTGGAACTGCTGTACTCGCTATGGCTACACAACCTACTAACGGTGATGTAATCACTCTAGCAGGACAGACATTTACTGCAGTATCTACTATCGGTACAACTGCTGGTAACTACCTGATCGGAGCAAATGTTGATGTGACAAGAGCTACTCTTGCAGCATTGATCAACGATCCAGCTACAACTAGCTCAACTCAGGTTGCACTAGGTACAGCTACGTCTGAAGTTGTTAAATTATTTGCAGCTAGAATTTCAGCTGTAAATGACAACTCAGCAAACACAATGACAGTTACACACAAGGGTGCTGGTACTATCGTAGTAACTGAAGCACTAACTGATGGAACTGACACATGGACAGCTACAGCTCAGAAACAACACTGTCTATTCGTAGCAGGAAGTGGACCAGCTCTTGTCGTGCAACAGACTCCTAACGTAAGTATCGTAGAATCTGAAGCTAGAAATGGATCATTTGCTAAAATGACTTGTTTATTCGGAGTAAACACATACTCTGATCAAGCAAAGATGATGGTAGATGTGCAATTAAACTCTAGTACTTACTAGATAACTAAGAGGGGCTAACCCTCCTCTTTATTTTATTAATTCTAAGATTAAAATTATGGCTATATATATTACAAACGAGATCAAAACAGATAAAAACATACTATCAGTAGATGGTGATCTTTCTATACAGATCACAGAACTACCCGTAAGTCACAGAGGCTGAGTGTTTCCAAACGACTATAGTATTCGTATATCTGCTACTGACAAGCCTTTTGAATATAATATCAAAGATAATAAGATTTATTTCTACACACAAAACAGTGATAAGATGGAAGAGCAGGAGATAGAACATGCTGCACTTATCGAGGGTAAGGATAAAGTAGAGACTGAAGAGATTATCGCTGGTAAATACTGCGAGTATATAGACCAATGGGAATATGTTCTGATTCATAACGGTAAAAACCTAACAGCTAAAATTTTAGAACTAATCAAATAAACTAATGGCTAAGATGACCTCTGCGGAGTACATAAAAGAACTTGCGAGTTCTCAACTTACAAGAGAACAACTCAACAAACTATTGGATAGAAACAATATTAGCTATGAGTTGTGAGAACTTGACAATTTCTGATACGCTGTTCTTAATTGATTTAAGGGCAAAAGATCAGATTTTTCTGCACAAAGAGAATGAGAGTATATGACTTGATTGTCTAAGTGACTAAGTCAAAAAGTAAAAGATATTGATAAGAAGATTGTAAGCCTCGAATCTACTAAGAAAGAGTTGGATAAGATGCCCTCAAAGGTGCTTGCATCCGTTGACTCAGAGCTCAGGAGCATCAAAGAAGATCAAAAGGTATATAATACCAAGACACTACAAAACCTCGCTAAGAAAGCGGAGAAAAAACATAGTCATGAGATGTCAGAAATCAAAGGGATAGATAAACAATTTGCTAACATAAAAGATGAAATCAGTGATCGTCCTACAAGGGATGAAGTTTCGGGAGCGATGGATAAGAACTTTGTGACTAAAGATAATACTTTCACAAAAGAAGAAACTAGAAATTATGTTAAAAGTAAACTAAATAAGATAGTTATACCATGAAGGTCATGAGGATCTGGTTGAGGAGGATGAGTAGCCTCAGTCGTAGCTGGTGCAGGGATAACTGTAGATAGTGCAGACCCAGCAAACCCGATAGTGACTGCAACATGAGTAGGATCATGAGATGTAACCTGACCAGCAAGTTCAGTCAATAATAATATTACACTCTATGATTGAGCCACAGGAAAGCTGATCAAAGACTCTGGAATAAATGTGTCTGATATCACAGCAAACAACGATAAAATATCATTTGATGCGACTGCAAGTACAAAAGTATGACATATTACCGTAACTCAAGCAGTCAACCTCGATACAATGGAGAGTGATATCACAGCAAACAACGATAAAGTAGGTATCACAGCAGGTCAAGCATCTGATATCACAGCAAACAACGATAAAGTAGGTATCACAGCAGGTCAAGCATCTGATATCACAGCAAACAACGATAAAATATCATTTGATGCGACTGCAAGTACAAAAGTATGACATATTACCGTAACTCAAGCAGTCAACCTCGATACAATGGATGCAGACATTGCGGCTCTTGCAAACGGGATGATCTACAAGGGAGATTGGAATGCTTCAGCGGGCACATTTCCATGAGGTGGTTCTGCTAAAATTGGGCGGTTTTATTATGTGTCTGTGGCTGGTACAGTCAATGGTGTGGAGTTTGCGATAGGAGACAATATTATATCCGTGGTAAACAACGCATCTACTACCACTTACGCCCCTAACCGGAGCAAACACGATCAAACAGATGCGGTTCAAGCGGTTGTTGGTCTCACTGGGTCAGTAACAAGGACCTGACTTCTTAGTGCACTTACACTAGATCTCGTGAACAATACAACTGATGTAAATAAACCAGTATCTACTGCACAACAAACAGCTCTTAATCTAAAAGCCAATATTGCATCTCCAGCACTAACAGGCACTCCAACAGCACCAACAGCAACAGCAGGAACTAACACAACACAGATAGCTACTACAGCATTTGCAACCACCGCAAACAATCTCAAAGCTAATCTTGCTAGTACTAATACATTTACAGAGGATCAACTATTCTGAACGACAATAACAGTTTGAACAATCAATCCCGCACAAGTCCTCCCCAATTCCACACAATTTCTTCTCTCTAACTCAGATGCAAACCGAACTTGAACCTTTAATCTAATCAACGACAAAAAGCAGTTTGTAATGAGAGACGTAACCAATACCACCACATACCCTAATTGTTATACTTGAATGGTATTTGGTGCTGGAAGCACATGAGCTGCTTGGTGAGGAGTTCATGTTGTTAGAACATCAGCATGAAACTGAGATCTAGTATTTTCAACTCATTTGGCTTCAGTCCTATGAGAGAAAATGAGAGTCACATCAGCGTGAGTACTATCTGTTGGTGGTGTGGAAATTCCTACGGTATCAAGTACATCAACACTAACAAACAAAACACTAACAACTCCGATTGTAAATTGAGCAATATCCCAAGACTGAACTACTGAGTCAGTATGAACTGGAATACCAAACTGAGTGGTCACTGCTAATATATGATCGGTCTATAGAGATAAAAACAATGGTAATCTATGGAAGAAATCCACAGGGACAGGTACAACATGACGAGTACCCAGCGAGTCAGCAGGCAATGAGTATGATGCTTGAACCAGTGGAACAACTAAGACAATCGACCTCAACAACTGAACAGCACAAAAGCTAAGCATGACAGGAAACTGTACTTTCACGCTGAATAATCCGACAGTAGGTCAGACTTATGTACTCAAACTAACTCAAGATGTCACTGGTAGCAAAACAGCAACACGACCAGCAAGCGTAAAGAAACCATCATGAACTACATTATCTACGACCGCAAGTGCAATAGATATAGCAACATTATACTACGATGGTACAAACTTTTATCTCAATATCTGAAAAGCCTATGTCTAGGAGATTGATGCAAGCATTTATGTGGTCGACAAGTTGATGACTAACTAAGTTGTCAATTTCTTGATCAGCAGGTGCAGGCACGAATTATCAAGTTAGTCTACTAATATGACAATCATCTTGATCATCTTGACACCAGTTTCATGTGGACTCACTAGCTACACTATTTCCGACTGGAAAATGAATCAGTGGTAGTCTTAGATTTTACTCCAGCGACCAATCAACACCGTTGTCGTTTTGGGTAGAAAATGTCACAGGATCTTGATCCAACAAGTTAGCGAAGATCTGGGTTAAAGTTACTGAAAATCTCGACACAGGAAAAGATATTTATATGTGAGTCACTGGGGACACGAGCAATGTGTGTAATGGTACAAATACTTTTATATTCTTTGATGATTTTGTAGGAGCGTCAATAGATACTTGAAAACGAACAGTAGTCAATGGCACTTGATTTTCTGTATCGTGAGATAAGCTGAATGGTAGCAATACGACAGGTAGATTAAGTTCGATAGTTACACTGAGTGATTGAGTAGAAATGGTTACACTTACAAAAACTATAAGCAAATCTACTAGCTGACATATGTCACTTGGTACTTATATAGGCTCTAGTAATTGAATTGGTATTTTAGATCACAATTGAACTGTCTACTATAGAAACGACTCCAGTCGACCAGATATAGCACCTGCTATAGCAGATAATGTAGATATACTACAAACTATAAAAATAAAATCAAACTTGGTGAGGATAAATATAAAAAACTATGCGACTTGAGTCTCATCACACGATATAACAAGTATATCAAATACAGTATCTTCTGAACCCATAACGATATGATATAGATATGATAATGTGTTATCATGACAATGATATAACTCCACTTGGGATTGGATCTATGCTAAAAAATATACTGTGAGTGATCCTGCTTTTGTGCGTCCTACACTGCTAGACCATACTATCGCTGCTCATACTAAAAACTTTGATAGTACAGCAGAATTTACAACAGAAGGATGGTCAAATGTAATATCATATGGGAATGGATTATGAGTAACATGATGACTATTATATCCAGCTTGATGATGAAGTGATTGAGCAGGACATCTCAAGAAAAACATATCAGCAATATGAGAGTGGAAGTGTCAAGTAAGAATGTATCTGCAGTCTAGTACTCGATGATGAGATCAAGTATTCAATGTAAATGGATGAATGTTTCCAGTTCAAGAAACCACAAATCGAAATAAAAATCCATGACACTATATTAATATGACTACTGCAAGTAGTTATTGATGAACTAGTGGAATATGAGATTGAACGACACAATGATCTGAATACTCTTCTTCATGATGATTTACAGGACGGTTTGTATATGAGATATACTACAATAATTGAATTTATAGAATCACGAGATACAATGATACAACAACAGTTACTGATATATCAACATACACACATAGATCCACATTTACAGCTTGATTGTGACAAGATTTGATATTGAAACTGAGATACTGATTCGATTATGAAAACTATAACAGAGTAGATTGGTTGAGATTCTTTGAATAAATTATTTATTATTAGCCAACATTATCATGTGATTAGCAAAACAATTAAGTCAATGACCATTATCAGTATGACACTGGTCGCTATCAGAGGTCAATATCGACTTCAAAAATAAGCAATGAGTAATCGTATTTTGGGGTTATCTCTCAGAAGAAGCTATGCACGAAGATCCAATAGGGAACCGTGTTTGAGATGCGGTGATACTCAGATGAGATCTTGTTAAAAGATACAAGCAGAGAGAAATCCTGAAAGAAGTAAATCATCCAGCAAAGCCTGCTCAGTATTCTGTGCCAGAAGAACTAGCAGAATGAGAGGAAGCAGAAGAGCCAGTGATCACCGTACCAGCAATGGATGCTCGGACTGAGACCGTAAATACTGGAGAATACGAAGACATATGGATAAATGAGAATAAATATGTACTAGCAGAAGAACTACTTGCAGTAATCGCTAATTTCTCTTATGTCATCGCCAAAGCAAGAGGGGAACTTTCTGGAGCGGAAGATGCTTAATTTATAACTTGCAAATATGTCAGCATTTACTCAGCACTGCTCCATCACTCCAGTCAAGGAACTGAATCTGTGGTTACTTTATGAGGATCTACGGTTTGAGTTACTTTTTGAGTGAAGTGGATATTGGGTCAAAGTACCTGCTGGGTTTATGTTTGACGGTGCAAGCATCCCCAAGATATTCGGCATGATACTACAAAAAGTAGAGGCTGACACGATCAAGTCAGCAGCACTACATGATTATGGATATACAGACGGTAGAGAAAAAATCTACAAAATATATCTTGTATTGCAAGCAAAACAACTTATACCTACAAACATGAGCTACAGATCATTTGTCGATTATCACATGTTTTATGTACCCATGGAAGCGGACACGGTAAAAAAACGGAAACGCATCATGATGTACACATGAGTAAAATGGTTTTGATACCTAGTCTGGATGAAACGATTATAAGTGGATCATCTTGCTCCTTGATATGTGAGGGACGGACATGATTTATTTATATTAAACCATTATGACACCAGAAATTATAACAGAGATATTAAGCCAATGACCTATATTCACTATACTTATAGTGGTAAGTTATTTTTTTTATAAATTTATGGATCGTGTATATGAAGATCATAGACAACAAGTCGGAATACTGACTATAGTTTTCAAAGAAACGGTAGATAAAGTAACACAAAACATAGGTGAAAGACTTGATAATATTGAAGATACATTAGTTGAAATCAAAAACAAATAAGTCAAATAGTATAGTTTGCTATTTTTACCACTAATGGGTATAATGGATGTATTCGATATGATTAATATTTGAATTGTTTTAATAAGTATTATATATCTTACTTTAGGTTAATGGCTGAAAACAATCTGATAAAGCCTAATTGATCGATCCACAAGCATCATTGCATCCCCATCAGCACTGGCGGTGAAGACCTAAAACAAAACTTTGCTAGAGTGATTGATCGAGATCATAAGCAAATACACGACACACTGGATATACCTATGAGGTTCTACAGTGATAAAGTAAGAAAAATAAAAGAGAAAACCAATCACCATATCATAACTAAGCCAGAAACCATAGATCTATGGTGAGACCTACAAAAAGAATATTTCTCAAGAATCCATCAACTGCCAAGACATCTCCAAAAAATACATATGGACTCGATGCTTAATATGGTACAATACTGGGCTACTCAATATATGAGGATGTCAAATGACAATATATTATGAGAACGAGAACCAAAAGGCAACACACTATCATATAAGTTTCATGAGTCACACAGCAAGTATCTTGAAGTAAAAAAAGAAATAACAAAAGAAATTTATCTATTACTAAGCAAATGAAAGAACTAATTATTATGATTGTAATGTGCTGAATATTCTATATAATAGGTTATAGCGTATCGCCAAAGACTAGAGTAGTATATGAAAACCCCAGAGCTAGAGTAATATACTTGTGTAGGGTATTACCTATAACATGAGCTTTTATCAAATAAAACAATTAAATGAGTGAATGATGAGCGTTAGAGATGTACAGTGAATCTGATCGGAGGATGTGAGGGATGGTTGACTGGGATAAAGTACCAGCAATTACACCTACACTTGTCGAGCTAGATCAAAACGAGTATCAACGCAACACTTGCACTGTATATGCTTCCATGGCTTCCTATGTTGCATCTACTGGTAATCATATATCTGAGATACATAGATATGACATTGTAGACCAATCTATCGATAGGTGACTAGATATAAGTATCTGACGATGGGTAAGTATGGCGGTTAAACTTATATACGACCAGTTTGATGATGTATCATACGTAAGCTGTAAGATATGATCTGACGACTTCTGGGAGGCAATCAAAAGGTGATATCATTTAGTAGCATGATATAGCTGAAATAAAGTATATAACGACGACCGTGACGATGATGGATCGGTAGCAACTAATGATTGGGGTAAGTGAACCTATGGACACTGTATTAGGTTTGCAAAACAACCTTGAACCGATCTCATTACCGTAGATAACTACAAGCAGAGAAAAACAAACATATACAAGTTGCCAGATCTTGCTGAGAAAATAAAATCTTGAAACATGTTTTATAATTGCTACTTTTATATACCTAAGATAATTATACCTATGAATAATTTACCAGAACACGGCACACTTTTTTCAACACCTTTGAGATTAGAAGTATTGAAATCATGGAAGGCAGAATTATCAGTACATATCAATAATGGTTGAAAGCCAACATATAATATCTATACATTTGATAATCCTACTGACGAGACTGATATTGTTGGTAAGATGCAAACTGAATTAGGTTTTTTAAGAAACTGACTATTGAAATAACAAAAAGCCTATCACTGAGATAGGTTTTTGTATTCAAGAGGATAGATTATACCCTGGAGACTATAAACGCCCGTTAGAAGTTAAAAGACCACTAAACTAAGCCAATCGAAGCATATTTTATCTATTTAGTAAATCTTTTAACCTGACTTAATCCAATGGTTTCTCTTATTAGGTCTTCTGTTCCCTCCCATCATTGAGATTGACCAACATGAGAAACCATATCATTAACAAGATGAACAATATACTTACCTAAGAAGTTAACAGGAATAGTTATTCTTGCTGGTTCATCTTCTGATCATGGATGATATTCTATTTTATGAGATACATAATTCTCTACTATCAAATCTTTGATAACTTCATTATACATATCTGTAGTAGCAGCAAGCTCCCATACATAACTAGAGTATGCTTGATCGTCTAATATTATTAGTGGTTTTAGTTTTTCAATCATAACTTAATATAATAAACTTATTGTTGATTGCAAATAAAAAAACTCCGCACCAGTGGCACAGAGAGTTAGGTAAGCCACTGATTGATTACCAGACCTTACCCCGCTTAATAGTATTAGTTTTCTTACAAAGAAAGACTTCGTGATAAATAGTCTACAAATATAAAACACAATTATAAGTCAATAACTTTGTACTTGCAAAAACACTAAATCTCGTCTACTAATCTGGATGGGATTTTTTTGTACTTAAAAACACAGTTGTCAACCTCCACAAATCAATTGTGCCCAAATGTTTGACAAATCAAGCTCGTGTGTGTATAATGGTATTACTTTATTATTAAATAAATAATTATGTTAACAAAAGTAGATTGACCACTTTACATTTACAATATAGGGTGAGTAGTAAAAATTATCCAATCAATGGATGAAAACGAATATAAAGTATTCTGACACAAACCAAGGTTTTCTTTTTTTAAAGACGCTTTATTGTTTATATGAGTTACAAATGAAAACTAACTACAAACGAACTAGAGACGACTCTAGGAAATCCGACTTATTCACCTATATGAAAATGGGGAAGTTCCTAAGAGCTATAAATCTTGAAACTAAACTGAATACACTCCACAAAATAGTGGGCTGAAAACCCGCATTACTAGGTGAGTCCCTGACACAGGACGAGCTAGAGAGACTAATGGGCATACATAGTAGCCCAAAGACACTAATCAACGTTAAAAGATACGGTCAGAATTCTTCTTTATCACGTAAGTAAATATTATGGATAACCAAATGACAATCCAAGAAGTCGCAACTAAATGTATATCCTCAGACATACTTATATACAAAATAACCAGACCACGGAAAAGCAAAGAAAAAACCTACAGCAAACAATTAAAATGATTTTACAAGATAAATGATCATTGAAAATGGAGAGAAGACTATCTTGATATATTGTGCTGAGGTTATACAACCAAAGAAGAAAAAGAAAAAGCATTACAAGAAATAAAGGAAATACGAAAAGCAAGTCAGACCAAATAATTATCAAGTAACCTACCCATAAACTACCTACTCCCAAGATCTAAGAACGGATCAAACGAGAAAATAAACAAGGTATCAATAGATGAGAAGTTCCATGTAAATTTTCATAGAGTATTCGACAACGACACACCAGTAGAGCAACTGATACGCCTCTTATCGATTAACGGTCAATGCCATACGCCCCATTTTATTAAAGAAATGAGTCAGATACTAACTGGATGATATGATGAATACTATTATGAGGACTGAGTGTGGAGAAAATAATTTTATTATATATTATAAAACACCAATGAAAAAATTTATAATCGAAATAGATGACGACATAGATGACGTAAAGGCTTTCGGATTCATCAAAAGAGCAATAGACCAATGAAAAATAAGCAAAGAATGATCATGAAAGCCTACATATTGTCGAGTCACTATGTTCAATAATGGAACAGAAGAAATAGTAGTATACAACAAGTTAAACTACAACACGGACACAATAACACTTAAAGTACTTAGAAGAAATTAAGTAACCTACCCATAAACTACCTACTTGGTAGTAATGGCTATATTGCCTTATTTTATTCTTATATTATTATGGAAAATCTAATTTCACCCTTTAATCAATTTGTTATTTACTTTATTTTTCTGGTTACTTTATTTGAGTTTTTTTGTATAGTATCAAGGCTTTGCGTTTGAGGATGGTTAGAAATGCCTGACTGGTTGAAATTGTGTACACTTATATCTATGACTTTTATGTTTTTTTGAGGTATATTACTGATTTTTTCTATGATCTTATTATACATACAATAGACTTTATTTATTATTATATTATTATCATGAAAAATTATTTAATCTGACTTTTATTATTTGTTGTGTGGTGTTGTTTGTTGTGGTTGATGACCGCATATGTAGCAAATGATTATGCTTTTATATTCTCGTTACAAGAAGCTAGATTTATGTTTATATTTTTCTGACCCTTCGCCTGAACGTGTGTTTGCTTTTCCAGAATATTACCAGTAGATTGAGATGATGCAGATGATGACTAGATCAAAAATAGACTTGCAATTTATAAATTATTGTATAAGATAGGAACAGATAAAACAATCCTTGCACCCGTTTGAGTTTGAAAATTGTGGGTAGACACAATGAAAGTTAGATCACTACGGTATCTAAACAAACGGAATAAAGCCCTATAGCTTTCTCGCAAGGATTGTGCATAGGGCTTTTATTTTTGAACAAAAAAATGAGTATCTGACGAATTAAACTACATAGGAAGATCACAGAACGAGAACGATATACTGATGCAAATACAGTTAGACTATTTTTACATTGTACTTTACTTGCTAATCACTCCGATAAGAGTTGGCGTTGAATCACAATATTAAGATGATCATTTATCACTAGTATTGAGCATCTGGCAACTGATCTAAAACTATCACCACAGAAAATAAGATTATCATTAGATAAGCTAATTGTAACAAACGAAATAACAAAGGAATCAACAAACAAATATACTATGATAACACTAGTCAAGTACTGCGATTACAATGATTTAGATTGTGAAAATAACAAACAAATAACAAACAAACCAACAAACAAACAACAAACAAACAACAAACAAATAACAACAACTAAAGAATGTAAAGAATGAGAAGAACAAAAAGAAGATAGTAATACAATTAATAAAGGTGTGTTTTCTTATTCAGATGATTTTGAAAGCTTCCGAAAGCAGTTCCCCCACGCAAGATCATGAGACAAAAAGAAAACATATAGTTCATATAAAGAAAGCAAGGTAGATAAAATAATTATTATACAAGAAGCTAAACTGTTACAATTTGAAATTATCTATTGATTAGTTAGCTGACAATATGTAAAAGCAAGTCAAAGATGGGTTAAGTGATTAGTTCACAATCCAGTAATGATGAAAAATAGAATAAAAGAAGTATGTAGAAAACTAATACTTGATTGAAAGAATGCAGAAGCAAAGAGATGATTTGGCGAAAGTTTTCCTCAGTTTGATTGAAAATTAATATTTAAGGAAATAAGAGATGAAAAAACAACCTTATTGCATAACTCCATAATCAATGCAAAATAAACAAAAAGTGATTGATTTTCTCAAACACCTTAAAGGAACAAGCAATATGCAAGTGAGCACCCTAAATGCTCCAGTTAAGTTTAGTGAAACTAATGGTAAAAGTAATATATATTTCTGCTGAGGTATAAAAAGCCAAATGGATAAGCGTTGCGATGATAGCGATATATGATTAAAGAAATATTTAGCTATTGATATTGACATAAGAAATGATCACTATCTAGCAACATGAGAGGTTATTAGCCAAGAAGACATGAGAAAAGTGTTTGGTGAGATTGTAGTAAGGCTTTCACTTAAGTGATATGATGATTATTGTGCATTAGTGGACAGCTGAAATTGATTACACATATACTGGACGGGTAAAGAGAGAGAGTTTGAAAGATCAGTTTATCAAAACTGAATAAAACAATTACAGAGTAATATAAATCACATTATAAAAGATCTATGATTTGTTTGTGACCCAGCGTGTACAAACTTATCGAGAATAATGAGATTACCATGAACTATAAACCCAAGAAAGAAAGAGACTAAGTTAATTAAATATGATTTATGACCAACAGAAGCTGAGATATTGTGGTTCGAAGACAAAGACAGTGAAACGTTTGATATGCTAGAACAGCTTGCAGATATGTATAAGGAAGAAGAAGCCAAAGAAAAAAAGGAAAAGGTTGAAGCAAAGAGAGAGATTAAGGGAACGTACAAGAAGTCAGACGATATGTGGACAGAGATCAACTCTATACCTGTACAAGAAATAGCAGAATATGTACGGTGAGTGACTGCAACGCAGGACGACGGAGAAGTCATAACTCTTAAAGAGCCACACAAGAACATGTGAGCATACGTATATAAACCATACAACGTAGTGTACAATCAATGATCTAGTTTGATAAAAACTACACGCACAACATTTACACCGTTTGAGCTTATATGTTTTGAGATGATGGACTGAGACAGGAAAGCAACAATTGATTGGTTTGCTAGTAAGTATAGCATCAACACATCTATGAAGCTTACGGAACAAACAGAGATAGAAACTAGGGATTTCGAGATACAATGATACTTATTCCCAGATGATATATTTGACGATACTTTTGATTGTGTTATGAGTGGTGAGCTTGTAACAATAGTCGCCGAGTCTAACACTGGTAAAACAACATTTGCTATGGATATGATCGCAAGGAACATTAAGAGAGGTAAAAAGTGTCTATACATAAACTTAGAGTTTGGAATCGAGCAAGTAGCCACAAACAATTGGTTATTTATGAATTGAAAGCGTAAAAGAAACATAACTGATCTTGACCCATTAAGTCCAGAAGAGCAGAAAAAACTTAATGCTTATGTTAAAAACTATCTATGAAATTTCGATTATGCTAATAAACCTTGATGAATAGATCTTGATGACTTAGTTCAAATGATATTAGATAAAAATAAAGAATGATACTGATTTATTATACTTGATACATTTTCAATGATAAACGGTAATAGTGATGAGAACGCATACAGTAACCAGAACAAAGCTATGATAAAGCTACAAGAGCTATGTCAGAAAACATGAGTAACCATAGTACAACTACATCACACCAATAAGAGTTGAGTAATGGAGTGATCCAAAAAGATACTTAACTTATCAAATACATTAATAACTATGACTATGGAAACCGATGACTATGACGATGTAAGATATACAAAGGCAATACTAACAAAAGATAAGTTCACTAAAAAAACAGAAGTTAACTTCAGACGAGAGAATAGAGAACGTATTATTTATAACCCTTAAAACAATGCCAATTAATATAAGTAATAAAACACAACCTAGTCAGACTAAATAACTTTATTTTTATACAACCAATGAATAAATACGAAAAACTAAAGCTAATCATCAAAAAGTACGAGTCATCTCATAAATGAAAACTATTAGATTTTGCTAAATACGATGAGCGAGAGTGTTATCCATCTAATCTAATTTACTTCATAAACTGAAACCATAAATCTATCTCTTACCACGAACTTTTATCTATAGACAGTTGACTCATGGAAGCGGTCAAGTGGAGAACACCAACGGACGAATCATTTGGATTTATTTATATCGAGGATACTCGGGTACAAGAATTACAATACCATTATATGGCGATTTCTATGCTCACCGCAAATCAAAAACTAGATTACTTCTTAGCCAACATTGACGAAAGTCAGATTTAATTATTTATAAAAATAAATGATCCACAAAATAAACTTAGATAATCTATTACAACAGACAAAATATCTATACGAGACAATAGATGCATCTAAACTAGAAAAAAGAACAAAGTTAGAGTATTGAATGCGAAAAAGAATATTTTCTTGAAAATGAATAAATGACCAAACACTAGTTAAACTATACGATCTATGATATGATAGTAAGATTATATATTCTAATTATAATAAGTAAATATAAAAAATAAAATAGATTTGCTTTTTTACAACCTAATGTGTATAATAAGAACATCAAGTTATGGAGGAGCTACCCAGCACGAAGTACCCTGATAATCTCTGACCAGCCACCAGTAGTGCAAGACACTCGAGCTAATCAGACCAAGTATTTATTACCAATTCTACACCAATGACCTACGATCAACGACTACAAGCACAGTGCCACATACTAGACGAAAAACAACGAGAAGTAACAGGTGAAGCAAGACAAAATATTAGAAAAACTCTAAGAGAATATCAATCAAGACTATTGTGATACGACACTAGAGACTTACCAATACAAGCACACGAGATAGAATATGATCGTGAAACATTACGACCAGAATGGAAGAAAAAAGAATATGCAGATCACAGAAAATATAAAGCAACAGAAGTATCAAGTAGGAGTTATAATTGAGACTAATTATTTATTATGAATATTTATATTATGCAAAAACAACTATCATCATATGACAATAAATTAGTGGACTTATACATAAGATATGTAACAAAACTCAAAACAGAAAAAAAGAGAGATTGAACTCTAATAAACCCACGAGCTAAGAATGTTCTGGATGATCAATATATAAACTACTTTATGCAAGTAAAGCAAACAGGCTTACACCTAGACTGAAAACATATTAGTATACAATCAACATGAATAAGCTATGATTACGTAGCACTTAAGAATATGATGCTACTAGCATATCCCGAGTCAATGGTTGATATAGAACTAGTCCACGAATGAGATGATATCAAATTTGATAAATCTAGTTGATCAATAAACTACACACACAATATCGCTGATCCATTTGCAAAAAAAGATGATAACATTGTATGAGCTTACGTTGTAATCAAAAACAAAAGATGAGAGTTTTTAACAACTCTTTGAAAGTTAGATCTTGAAAAACACAGAAAAACAGCAAAACAAGATTATATCTGGAGTGCGTGGTTTGCCGAGATGTGTATGAAAACGGTAATGAAAAAAGCATGCAAAACTCACTTTAACGATATATTTGAAACAATCGAAGATCAAGATAATCAAAACCACTCATTAGATAACTGAGACATAGATATTGACCACAAATCTGTAATTGATTTAATTGATGATATTGATGCACTAAGAAAATACGCAACAGACAACACATGAAAATGAAAAGATTTGGACAATTACCTTTTAGAACGTTCTAAAATTATCAAATGAAAATCCACAACATAGATCAATGAACTCCAGAACGATTTGCAGTCAGACAACTCAAAATGACTGCAAGCCACGCACAGGCAATAGGATCTAATGGAAAATGATTAGAAACATACATTAAAGAGATGATGTCAGAACATTACAGCAGTGCAGAAAAAGAGCACCACAGCAATGCACACACTGATAGATGACACGAGCTTGAACCCCTTGCAAGATGAATGTATGAGCTTGAAACAGGAAATCAAGTTACAGAAGTTTGATTTATTGAATACGATGAACACGTATGATGTAGTCCCGATGGACTGGTTAATAATGAATGACTTCTGGAGATCAAATGTCAAAGCGATAAAGTACACTTTGAACTGATACTAAACGGTAAGATCGACACAGGATACGTACGACAGATGCAAATGCAAATGTACGTCTCTGGTCGCCAATGGTGTGACTTCGTGGCTTACAATCCAAACTACAAGCAATCACTGCGGATCAAGAGGGTACATATTGACCCTGACGCTCAAGATAAGCTAGCAAAGTGATTTGTATCGTGAAAAAGTCAGATTTTAGAAATTATCAATAAATTATGACACTAGACGAATTACTAATTTATCGAACTACTACAGAACGCCACCTCACAGAAGTGGCAGTAGAGTTTAACAAAGCCAACAAGATCCGCAGGGAGACAGAAGCTCAATATGTAATAGATTGAAACAGTAAAGTAAAAGCTGAAGCATTATTCATCGTAAAACACAAAGAAGATCGAGACCTCTATCAAACACGAAAAGAGGAACTAATCAAAGCAGAGTCAAACGAAAAACAAGTCAGCAAAACTTATTATCAAGCGAGAGACTGACAAGGCAAAGGAGATAATATTGATAGTGCAATCGCTAAGTTAGTACAAGATATGTAAGTCAGACTATTTAATTATCATAAACTACAAATGTTTTGAACAAAAGAAGAAATACTAGCTACACCTGAAATATGAGAAGGTCAAGATATATGACTATTCGATAGTGTTATATTGATACCAACAGAAGAAGAACATGATAGCTGATTTATGAATATGAAAATCATTATAGTAAGAGGAACTAATGTAATTGGAATGGTGTTTGGATCTTCTGATATATTAGAGATATTATTATCAATAAATAAACAAAGAAAACGGAAAATAGATTTATTACCAAGCTGATTTTTTAGATTGTTTTCTTCATTAAAAAATCAACTATCGTATTCTAAAAAGTATTGATTATTCGAAATATCATAAAAATAAGACCGAAAAGTCTCTAAAATAATTTATTATATTATTATTATTATAATCATGAATTTTCAATGAATCGTAAAAGCAGTAACACCTAAAATTATTGTATGACAAAAGGATACTCCTAAGATATCTATCGTAGTGGAAGAAATCAAAGACATGTATCCTGAAAGTGTATTGATTGACTGGATGGGAGAAGAGAAAGTTGCCCTAGTAGAACACTTAGAAGTAGGCTCAGAGGTCGCCGTAACTTTTAACGCTAGAACAAGCGAATACAACTACAGATTCTATCAGAACAACAACTGATATATAATTGAAACACTTAGTGAACCCAAACTAGAAGATTTTGCATTTTAACCCTTACGGGTTAATTAATACACCTTGTTTGTAGAATTGGTAGGGTGTATTAATTAACTTATGAGTATTTATTTAATCTGACTTAAATGATGATCGAACGTTTGTACCTTCTCAAAAAACTTCCAAAATAACCCCACACTAATCACCCTCGATGACTGGGAGAAGCGAACACAAGAGCCAAGTCAGACACCTTAATTATCCCAATTGTCAAGCCACCTTACTCAATTATTAACAATAGATTTGCTTTTTTTAAGTGATAGGGATATAATAAATACAGTAACTTTAATTACTAATTCTACACACAAATGACAAACAAACAAAACTTTATCGTATTTTGCGTTGTATATTTTATTATCGTAGTGATCTGACTAATTGTATTCTTCGGTCATGCTAACGCTCAAACCGTAGATGCCCGTATTACAAACAACGGATATGATTGCTTCAATTATGAAATAAAATCATATCAAATGCAAAGATTGCAGTCTATGTGGATATACTCCACTTGATTAAGAAAAATGGTTATACAATATAAAATAAACAAGCTATACCCTAGCTATATGAATACGCAAGTATTGTGCCTTTGATTTACTAACGAACCCAACTAATATGACCGAACACGAAAAATTATGATTCCCAAAATACTGGGTAATCAGAAACTCAGTAGATCCTAGACGAGATGATTTTTTATCGTGGTTTAATAAATTTTATCATGAGACTAGAGGTGATATCTGGAATTACTACGGATATAATTGAACTACAGACTTATGAGCAGACGTTCATTACCATAGAACAGCATTTAAAAACAACCCAACCATGATCACTCTCGATCAACGAGAGAAACGAACTAAACATAATCCAAGTCAGACTAAACCATTATCACCAGTACGATCATGTAACTATGATGGAAAGACACGAACTAAAGATAGTATAGATTGAGTCAAAATAACGGACTTACAAGAAGAGCTAGAGAATAATAAGGAAAGGAACAAAGAAATAAATAGAATCATATTACAACGTAGAAATTTATTCAGAAACCTAGACAAAAAAAATACTAATCAATATTGTTAATAACCCATCATCTCACTAAGGGGAGGTGCTTATATAAGTGTATAAGCTCAGTGGTAGAGCTACACCACAATCAGTAGCGTGGTCATAGGTTCAATTCCTATTGCACTTATATAAGCATCTATGCTTAATATTTAATTACTTACTAACTATTACTATGTGATTATTATCATGATTACTATCCACAGTTGTGAATGTAGTAACCCTACCACTAGCTATTGGATGAGATGTTATAGATGCAGTGACAGACAATAACACGTTTGATAGATCAAAAACGCTCAATAAATTAGAGGATATTTGAGATTCTGTCAAAGATACCTTTGATTGAGAGCTTGTATAACTTATCTACAATCTACCCCAGTGGTAGAAATAGACAAGTTGTCTAATACCTATAATAGGTATCTTAATTCCTTATCCAACCTATGAAAGTTATTCTATTCTGACTTGCTCTTGTAAGTCTTGGTAATGTGTGTTTTGCTTCTGACCTAAGAGGTGAGGTCATTGAGAAATCGTCCGAGTTTATACGCAAATACGAATGAGTAAGGTATGTTGCATATCCAGACTGAGCATGACACGCTATATGATTTTGAACCAAGTCTTATGCAGGAGAAACTATAGACCACGAACAAGCATGGACAAGATTCAACAAAGAATTAGAACGGAGAGTAGACAAGGTAATGTGAGAAAATAACTTAAACGTAAATCAGCTATCAGCACTTGTATCACTCTATTATAACTGTCCATCTTGTTATAGAAGCATAAGTAGAATGACTACCAAATATAATTGGTTAGCTCACGATAAAGTATGTAATGGCGGAGTATGTACACCTATTAGGTGACTCACTAAAAGAAGAACCGCAGAGCGAGATATGTATAATGAGTGACTAATATACAACCCAGCAATAGATGAATGAATAAAAATAAACGACTGATACAAAAAAGAATGTACTCGAGTTGCTGACGTAAGAGTAGACCAGTACGTCCAAGTAGACAGCTGGTTGTGAATAATACTAAACATATTTAGACCAAAAGAAAAGAGCAAAGTATTTATTTGTAACAATATTTAATAATGCAAAAATACATCTGACGAGCTATGCTACTAATAGTTACTATAGTATCAGGATTGAATATCCACCATAAGAATAGAATGATTGAAACCATGAACTCTGCACTCGATAATACTATGGATGCGACAACAATTGAAATCGAACAAATAAAACAAGAGAAGAGAGCGAGAGAAACGGCTTTCTACTCAGCACAGAAGCAGTCAGACTCACTAATTAACAACCTATGCAACGACTATTCAATGATACCATATGATTATGTAATAAACGGAACGTGTTCTAATATAAATAAATAATGATAAAGTATCTACCAATAATATATCTTATAGTATCGAAAATTATTTTACTACTAATTGTAATATGATGAAAGTAACAGATCTAAAAAAGTTTACTGAAGGTGAAATGGTCGAGGTTAGTGAAGATGAAGATTTCTCAAGCTATTTTTATTGAGTGCATCTTGCCACGATAAAATGAGCCCTAGAACCCTATATAATATCGTGGGAAGAAGAAATAGATAAGCGTGATAGATGAGAGGAGTTTTATTGTTCTATATATAAATATGTAAGAAAACTCTCGCCACCAAAAGAAATGACAGTTAAACAAATAGAAGATAAATTATGATACAAAGTAACAATAATTTAACTTATAATAAAACATTATGACTAACGAAATAAAGAACCATACCGAGCAAGCTAAATTCAGATCATTGGTGGATGAGATCGTGATGATCTAACCGATGATCAGTGGTTGACTCACCTGGAGGAGGAGTTGATGGACGCTATAAACTACATATGAGCTAAAAAACATAATTCAAGGCGTAACAATATGTAGTATTAATTTATTATTTTACTATATCGCATGAACTCGAAAGAAAAAAAAATTTATGATGAAATTATAAGAGCATACAATGGTATAAGATGTAGTAATAAATACCTATTAGAAGTTATTGAAAGAACAAAAGAACAACAAAAAGGAATGTGAATTACTTATGACCCAAAACACATTATGAGTATAATGCGATCCAAAGAATATAAATTAACTGACTATATAGATAGAAGAAGAAACCTTATAAACATACCAAACTATTGTCAGATTACCTGAGAGAAAGTAGATAAATCAGTAATTAAGAAAGCACTAATTGAATATAGGTCAAACAATTATAAAGAATAACAACAATAAACCGCTTGCAATTTATATACCCTGGGTTATAAGTTATCTATGATAATAGAATTACTATGAAACCCCTACAGTACTAACAATATCTACTTCAGGAATTGAAAGTCTGGATTTATGAAAAAACGCCCAAGACAGCAAAAAGATAGTTATATAGCACAAGCAAACTCCAAATACAAATGATCAATATTATATTGTGATATAGTAATTGAAGCAAATATATATTTTTGAGACAGGAGAACTAGGGATATTGATAACTACAACAAATTATGGATGGACTCTCTAAGTGGAATATTGTATGAAGACGATAAGCAGATAATAGGTCTAATATTATACAAGCATTATGACAAAGAAAATCCTCGTATTACTATAGATGTAAAATGAATTATGTAAGTATTGCACTAAATAGCAGAAAACTAGAGTACATGCCAGTATCTGAATTATGCAGATCAATAAGGTCAATGGATGTAGATCATATATTATGAAGATGAGGCAAAAGAAATATTGATAATCGTATGTATGATCCATATAATATGATATTTCTATGTAGACACTGCCACACTAACAAATGATGACGAGAGTGGAAACAAAACGCCAAACATATAGCAAAACAATCAATAGAGCCAGTTTTATAATATTATTATAACATAATGAACTATAAACAACTAGCTAAATTAATAAAATACGTCTATTACATCATCATGGAATGACGACCCAAAGAAAAAGAAGTTTTCATCGATTCTAAATACTTAAACGGGACAATAAAAACAAACAATAGCGTAAAGTCTATTGTACAGAACTTAAAATGAAACTACTGACTAAAAGCAAGATATTGTAATGAAGAATGAATTGAATGATATTATTTTAAGCCAGTAGACTACGACAAGATTATAAAAATAGTAGGAAGAGGTCACATAGTCTCTCTCACTGGATATATTATTAATAACATTAACCATGGAGACAGAGTGTATATTGTGCTGATATAAAGAACGGTGATGACTATTACTTAGAAAAGACCCTGAATGAGTATACTTGTGTGTATCGTGTTCAGAAGACCACCCAGACCATAATCGTTACGATTGAGATGAAGAGTGACGAGCATTACATATGATATGAAGCTGAGATATACAATATGTAGACTAACTTACTATTATAATATATTATATTATGCTAACACATCAACAAGTAACAGAGCTATGTATATGCAACAGACAAGATCTAATAGATCCTATCAATAAACACTGATCTAAGGTAGCTAAAGAGAACGGTAACAAGACCTTCACAATCTATCGACCAACACACTGAGTAAGTGAAGACATAACAGAGAAGGAGTTTATAGACAATTGTATATCAGTAATATAGTATTATATAACCAAAAACAAACATGTCAAAGAAAACCAAACCAAAGAAGACTAAGAAGATTTACTAATAACAACTATCGTATGACTAGAATAGACAAAGAGAAGAACATCAACAAAGTAGCAGTAGCATTACTAAACAATCCTCTATGAACACAGAGAGAGATAGCAAAGTCTGCATGAATACCGCTATCTACTGCTAATAGAGCTATTCATGAAGTGGGACAAAGCGGGACTAAAAGTGAAACCATAGAAGAGATCATCAGTAACGACACTGAGATAACAAGATTATGACAGAAGATACTAGTAGAAAGGATGAGGGACGACAAGATAAACAATAGAGATATATTGACTGCAGTAGATCAAGCAGCCAAGAGAAGATCTATATTTATTGGTAACCTAACTGATGAAGATTGAGGACTAAAGGATACTAAGGTAATGTCTATTGAAGAGCTTTTATCTATTGTTAATAAATAATGAGAGAGCAAGCAGTTATCACACTAAGATATAAACACACATATGATGTACTGCTTGAATTCTTAAACCAACACGAGTGAAGAAAGCAGTACATACCACTGCACGAGTTTCAAACATATCTATCCGATAAAGTATGATCACCTGATGTAATGCGATGAGCCAACAAACAAACACAGGATCAGAATATAGCAGAGACCAAGAGTAAGAGGCGTGATGACTAATTGACTTTGATCAGACCAAGTGTACTATCTTTTATGACACTCACAGAACTAGTAACACAAATATCAGCTGATATACTAAGAGACCCAAGCAATAGAGTTTGGTCTTTGTTGAACTTAAGAAGACAGATAAACTTAGCATATCAAACACTCCAGTCAGACTTGATTGGATTTATTGCTACATCAGAAAAGTCAGCAAACATATCACTGATACCTTGAACGGCTGAGTATTCACTTCCTAGTGACTATTTATCAACGGAGTCTGTAAGGATAATCAATTGATTAAACTATTCTTATGAGCTTGATCTAATTAGTAAGTCAGATACATCAGGTCAGTCATGATGATCTAACGCATACTACATCTATGGTGGTCTGATTGGCTTCTATCCGATAGCTATTAAGTCAGAAACGGCACAGATGCTATATAACGCTAAACTACCCGATCTGTCTGATTCACAGGACACAGCGACACCAGTAGAAGCTAATGAGGCAATCAAATATCTTACTGCTGCAATATGCTTTAAGCAAGTGGCTAAGTTTGATAATGCACAAATGTATGAGCAAGAATACTTCAAACAGATCAACAGGATAAAAGTATTGTTGTTTGGTGATGCAAACTTCGATTATATGCCAAGTAGAAGTAGGTAGTACTTAAGCACGATTAGTGAACATTACTCTGTAGTAAACTATAAAAAAATATGCTAAAGAAATATAATAAATTCACATGATGACTTAATCTCACACAATCATCTACTATAGGTGATGGAGATTTTTCAATCATGACTAATATGCTGTATAACCAAGCAAACCAAGTACAAACAAGAAGAGGTTATATTAAGTTTGGAAACAGCGTATGATCAACACCGTTCAGCTCTTACTTCTTTCACAAGAGAGATGACACAGGGGCTATCATATGCTTATGAGTAGCAGGCACTGTGATGTATAAGTTTGATGGTACAAACTGGTCAAGCATCAAGACAGGACTCACAGCAGTAGACTGAGACGGCAATCCCACTAGATGGGATTTTGCCGTATATAAGAACATAGTCTATATGTGCGATGGATATAACAATTACGCTAGCTGGAATGGTACAACATACACAGAATATCCAACACAACCAAAGTGTAAGTATATATCATATCTATTAGATGCGATCTACTGTACAGGAGAGATTGCAAATCCAATCACAATATACCACACTGCGGTACAGCCCGCCAACGCCAACACAATAACTACGGATGCAGTAGTAATATGATGAGAAGAGTGAGGCAAGATCAACGCACTATATGAGTACGGTCAGACCGTGTTATTATTCAAGGATAATACTGTGTACGCTTATCTACCATGACAGTCAGGAACTAAGCTAGATACACAATCATGAGGATATTCAGATAGATCAGTATCAGTTGTGGAAAACTCACTTGTATTCCTATCAGATAGATGAGTAGATACACTCAAGTTTAGAAACTGAGTTACGTGAGCTTCTGCGTTAGAAAGTAAACCTTTATGAGAAAAAGTGAGGGAGCTGACAAAACTTATACAGCCAAAGTTCTATAACTCTAACGTAGCGTACTACAACAAAGCAACAAATAATTATTACTTTTGTTATGATTCTGACTGAGATGATAGACCAGATAAAACACTAGTCTACTCAAGTAGTACACAATGATGGTCAGAATACCTACTGCCACCGATGTTTGATATGTGAGAGTACATAACAGACGAGTGAATAGCTAAACATGTATTCACATCAGCACTATGATGACAGATGTATGAGCTAGAAGTATGATTTGATGACGACTGAGCAAAAATACAGGCAGAACTACAAACAAAGTCATTTGATTTCTGAGACCCGTGACAAACATACTCAGTATCATTTGTAGATATAACATGATTTAAACAAGAGTGATGAGAGATAACAATAAAAATCATATGAGATTCATGAGTTGTACAGGAAGCAACAATAACAGATACAAACATAACAATAAATAGAACATGATCACAACCATTAGGACAGAGACCACTATGATTAGATCCTATATGATGACTTAATACTGGTAATGATCTTAAACTATATCCCTTTACAATCAAAGTACCAATGTATCAGTATCTATCTACTATAGCAGTAAACATTAGTTGAACAGTACAGTTCATATTCGAAAAGATAACTATCAATGTTGATGGTCAACCAGTAGAACTATTTAATTATAACAACGTATTGTAATGTCAAATATATCTAAATATCCATTAGTAGACTGATTCGAAACCACACTATCACAGGAGTGGGATTGATCAACAGGTACAATCAACGTGAATGATACACCTTGATTTACATTTCCAGCATGAGTTACAACATATATCATTATTAATCCAGACAACGACAAAATCCAGCTAGCAGAAATTAACGCATATGATGCTTGAGCTAAAACAATCACAATCAACAACGTTACGTTGGAAAAGTGAGCAAGTTTGAACTATTCAGCTAAAACACACTCAATAGGTTCAATAGTTAGACTCAGTAACAACTATGAGTTCTGGAAAGGCGTTGTGTCCTCTATTTCATCTAAGCTAGATTCAGATGCCGATCGGACACGGAGTGCAGCGACTAATTATGCAGGTATGTCAGGTAAGTCTCTCACAGAAGCACAGAGAGACGCACTCACAGGAGCTAATGGTATGATCATATTGAATACTACAAGTGGAGTACTCAATCAATACATCTGAGGAGCATGGGCGTCATTTGCTACGGGTACAACACCAAATGCTAGTGAGACTGTATCGGGTAAAGTAGAAATTGCAACAGATGCACAGATTACAGCAGGAACAGCAACAGGAGAAACAGCTGCAGAGCTTGTAGCCACTCCCGTACAACAAAGGAAGTCTATATCTCTTAAGGCAAGTGTAACTACTACAGCAGATGCAAACGAATTTGTACTCAATCAAGGCGGAGTAGATAACAGAATAACACAACTCCTACTAAGAGATCAGATCGCAGCAAGTGCTGCACAGAGGTGATTTATTGAGATCCTAACAGATGCTGAAGCAATAACAGGTACTGACGAAGTCAGAGCTGTAAACGCAAAACAATTGGTCGATGAGGCAAGAAATAGACCATCAACAATAATTGCTGGGACAGTTTATACAGCGAGCTCAATTGGAATTACTGGTTTTAGTAGTACAACATACGTAATGATATGCTCATGAACTCCAGTAAGAGGATGAACATACAGGGTTACTTGAACACTATCAGTTTGAGTCTCAACAAACGCTTCATTGCAAATACGCATTAGTGGTACGCAAGTTTGATCTACCGTTGATGCATATTTCTCAGATGCATCATTTTCTATTGATGTAATCACTACGGCATGACAAACCATAGAAGTGCGGTGACTGAGGCATCGATGATATACTTCACACCTAGTATCTTATCTTGTAAGATACGATATGTGATTTACTAATTACACATACACTACATCTTAATAATTACTTAAATAACTTACACCTATGTCACAAAAACGAAACGATAGGACGAAACAATGGGACGTATACACTCCATGAGTAAATGTAAGTTTTGATCCTTCATTCAATCCAGCCAGAACGCCAGATCAAGTCAGGGCTCAGGATAATGCATCTAATGAAGCAAGTTCTATAAAGAATAGAGTAGCGAGGCCTACTAACTTACTAACTGGCGGTACTAATCAACCATGAGACGCAACAAGGCAGGCTACACCAGCCATACCCCAAACTACACTTGCGAACAGATTTGGTGGGTTAGATCGTGCGAATAACGCAGATCAAGCGTCCAGGGGTCTTATAGCACAAACTGCACAACCCGCACAACCCGCAAGACCAACTGCAGAAAATCCGCTAGTAATTAGAGAAGCTAAAAAGCAATCATTTGATGCTGTAGACTTTAGTTGACTAGATGCTATGAGTCCACAAGATATCAGGAGGTTTATCACTCAGCTACAAGCAAAAGCAAGTAGAGGACAAGAGATAACTTACGAAGAGCAAGTATTGTTGGTTGAGGCTAACAATAAGATTCAAGATGTAAGAGCACAGCAAGTAGTTAATCCATATAATGAGCAGATAGCATCAGAGCAACAGGCAAGAGACACAGAGGCTGCAAGACTAAGAACACAATCTGAAACACTAATGACAGCAGAGGAGCAAAGATTAAACTCAATATATCAACAGAGATCACAACAAGCCACAGAACAAGGAGCAAGAGCATCACAAGCATGAGCTAGAAGTATGTCATTTAGTGGACTAGGTAGGTCTACCTTTAATGCAGATCAGCAAGTTAGAATACAAGAGCAAACTAATCAGAACCTATCTATATTAGATAGAGCAAAAAATCTAGATATTGAGTTATATAGGGCTAAGCTAGCGTGATTAGATAGCAAGTCATTAGAATCATATCAGATAAGAATTAATACATTACTAACTGATTCTGCTAAGTTCATGGCAGAACAAGCAATTGAAATCAATAGTTTTAACGAAAAGAACAACGCATCATATCAAGAAGCTATACAAAATATTCTTGAATATGCTCAAAACTATATAGATCCTAATGTTCAACTTACTGAGGAACAACTACAAGAAGCAGACTCATATGCTAAACTTCTTATCGACAAAGATGGTCAGATAAACGAAAAGATACTATGAGTAATTGATCCAAGACTAATGGGTGCAGCAATAAAGAGAGCAGCAGAAATCAAATGAGCGATCCCAGACAAAGAAGAGTTTGACTTCATTGATGCAGGTGGATGAATGATTGCAAGAACAAACGATAAAACTGGAGATATAGAATGGTTTCAATGAGATGTTAAATTGAGTCCACTGGATCAAGCAAAGATCAATGAGATGAATGCATCAACTAATAATACTAATGCACAGACTAATGAGATTACTAATCCACAATCAGTAATAGACTTCTCCACTAATAAGAGATGAAAACAATTATTACAATGTGGTGAATTGGTAAACGATTATCTATTACAAGTCACAGGCAAAGATCCAACAGGTAGCTCAAGATTTGCAAACACTCTTGATCAAAAGATGTCAGCACTTAAATCACTATGAATAAGTAACTGACCAACCCAATGAGGTATATTTGTATCTAACCCATTAGGCAACAAGGTGTGACATACTGGTATCGTACAGACAGTTAATGCAGATGGTAGTTTCACTGTGTTAGAGGCTAACGCTAGTGGCTCAAAAGCGTGAGAAGCTCCTAGACTTAAAACATACAGTAGTAGTGCATGAATGAGTTTTAGTAATGCTCCACAGCAAAATCAGTGACCAAAGGAATACAATGATACACAAAAGAATATGATGAGACAAATGGACGCTAAAAACATTTCTCCTTGAGAAATGAAGATGTTAAAGAATGCGTGATTAAACGAACAGGACGTATATAATTATAAAGCAACCGTGACGGAAGATAGACGACAAAGTTGATTAAATGATGATGAGATAAAGAGAGTAAACTCAATGTGAGATGATTTTTATGCAACACCGACAGCAAAAACTTTTAATAAAATACAAGAGGCATATAGATTTTCGCAAACAGTATGAGCATGAGAAAGTTCAACAGACAATCAAGCATTAATATATGCTTTTGCAAAAGCGATGGATCCAGATAGCGTAGTAAGAGAATGAGAATATGCAACAGTACAAAAATACTCACAGACTCGATGAGATCAGTTTGGAATGAAGGTTAATCGTGTACTTAATAACCAAGAGTTTATTAGTCCAAAAGCCAGAAAGAATATGATAGCTACAATCAAGAGTAAGTATTCGGCATCTGAATGACAATATAACATAGAAAGAGACACTTATATTAAAAGGATAAACGACTACGCTTGATCTGACATATGATCCAAAGTAATACCAACTAATGTAAAATGAGATACACCGACACCACCACCAGTATCAAACCTAGCTAATCCTAGTGCAGTAACATGATGAACAGCAGATAATCCTTTATGACTTGATCTATAGCTAATGATCCCATACGCACAAAAAAAAAGCATAGATCCTAGATTATTAGTGTCACAGTGAATTACTAATAATCCTAACCCAATAAATAGCATAAGAAATAAGGTTGCAACTACTGGACAGTTAACGACTCCAGTGGTTTCTTCACCTATACAGACTCCACAACAACTTATGAGACCAATGAGTCAGGAGATCCCAGTGGTTACACCTCCTAAGCAAGAGATGCCACAACAAATTAGAGATAATCTTATTGCTGGCACAACATCACAAGAGTCACTACAGCCACAAAAGCCTATAAAGTTAACAGTAGATCAGTTTGCAACAAAGATAAAACAACAATATCCTCAATATGATTGAATAGATAACGAAACACTAACTCAAAAGATCCTACAAAAATATCCTACATATGCAGATAGAGTTGATTATAGTATAGGTAATACAATAACTCAAACACCTCAAAGAGTAGAGCCACAGTTCCAGATGGGAGAAAGACCATTATCTAATCCAACACTGATCGAGTCACTCAAGAACATATGAAACTCCGCAACTGAGTCATTTACAAGAAGATCACAAAAGATACAAGAGTGACAAGTCAGGTTCTCTTGAGATACATGAAAGGACGTGTGATTAGACTTAATGAACAGTCTATGACAAGCAATGTGAGTATTCACTGACGTTACGTGATCCATAATATGAGAGACCGCAAAATTTGCTTATTCTAAACTACCAGATGTAGCAAGGAGAGAGTTCAGAGAAATGGCAGAGTCTACAATGGCAAGACCAGAAGTACAGTTTTGATTGTCCAAAGTATCAGAGTGAATGGAGTCATATGATCAATGGAAAACAGAAAATCCAGACACTGCAGTAGTGACTGATTTCTTCATCAACTTAGCCATGACCGCAGCTGAACTTGTTGGTCTTGGTCCAGCATGAAAGTGACTTACTAAAGTAGTTGATAACACAGCTACACTCGCAAAGTGACTGGCAAAAACAGTAGCTAAAACAGCAATACAACCTCTTAAAACTATTCAAGACATTATTCCAAAAGTGGGAGCATTGCCAGCTAAAAAAATAATAAATAAAAAAGCAAACACTATGTTGCAAAATATGAATAGGATAACCAAATGACAACAAGAGAAGTTTGAGAAAATGGCTTGAGAAAATGTATGAGAGTTCTTAAATAACAGATGAATTACGCAGTGATGAGATAATGCAGTTGCTAAACTAGCTGATAAATTTATGGAAAGTAAAACAAAAGCAGAACAATGATTGTCAGCAGTCAAAGGACAACACAAATATAGTCCCGTTGGATACACAACAAGGGATTGAGACGTGGTATCTTATGAATGAGATGCACTAAGAGATATGCTTGATGATGCTTTAGATTTTGCAACACAAACCAAATCACCAGATAGAAAGTGGCTTGATACTATGTTAAAAAAGTACAATGATGACTGACTTACTTTAACTGATGTGAATAAAGCTAAAAGATATTATGAAAGAAATAATAAGTTTACATATGGTAAAGATATGACAATGTGATTAAAATCACAAGCAGCAACAAATATTGATAGTGCAGTAAGAAATCGACAATTCAAAATAGCAGAAGACAATGGATTTGTAAACCTAAAAAACATAAACAAGGAAACACAATGATACAGATATTTGTTGGATAAACTATCAACCAATGAGAATGGCAGACTATGAAACAACTGAATGTGATTAACTGACTGGATCGTAGCAGGTCAGATAGCAATAAATCCACAAGCAAT